ACCTCTTCGCTCGCCGCAAGATCCCGATCAGGTTGAACCCTGCCGGTCCCGAAGGTGCGTTCATCCGCCCGCTCACCGAGGTAGGGGTCAAGACCGTCGAGGTGTCCGCCCGTCAATACCAACAGGCGTGTGGTGAGGTTCTGGACACGGTCAAGAACGGGACCATCCGTCACCTCGGCCAATCCGGGTTGAACCGTGCGGTGAAGTCTGCCCAGCGTCGCGACGTCGGCAAGGACGGCTCCTGGGTGTGGGTCGAATCCGCCTCCGGTGTCGACCTCTGCCCATTGAGGGCGGCGACCCTGGCGCTGACCGGTGTCAAGCGGACATCGAAACCGATGATAGTTGTAGGAAAGGCTGGATAGATGGGTTGGTTGCAGACTCTTCTGGCCCCGGCGGGCTTCTCGCAGAACGGGAGCGGTCCCAAGTTCGGGATCGAGGTCCCGATTGAGATCGTTCAGGGTGACCGTCTCGCCGCTTTCGCCGGTGGACGCATCTCGCGCCGCGACGCTTTGGAGGTTCCGGCGGTCCTTCGGGCCCGGAACCTGATCGCCGGGACCCTGGCGCGTTTGCCGATTCATATCCGGGACAAGTTCAGGGAGGAGAACGACCCGACGGGGTTCTTGGCTCAGGTTGATCCGGATGTGGCGAATGTGGTCACGTTTGCCTCCACGTACGAGGATTTGCTGTTCGAGGGGGTCGCTTGGTGGAAAGTGACCGCTTTTGGGTGGAAGTCCTACCCGATGAACGCGACCCACGTTCCCGTGAACCATGTCACCGTTTCGGGTGGGCGGGTTTACATCAACGGCCTGCCGGTCTCCGACGCCGAGGTGATCCGATTCGACTCGCCGAACCCGCCGCTCCTGATCCACGCCGCACGGGCCATCCGCGCTTGTCTGCTGTTGGATACGACCGCAGCCCTGTACGCCGACAATCCGCTGCCCCTCGGTTATTTCGCTCCGAAGGAAGGGATGGACGACGCCCCGATTGAAGTAATTCAGGAGACCCTGAACGAGTGGGAAAAGGCTCGCAAGACCAAGGCTTGGGGGTACGTCGGAGCGGCGTGGGAAGCGAAAAAGCTCCAGTTCGACGCCGAGCAGATCCAACTCGCCGACCAGCGACAACACGCCGTCTTAGAGATTGCCCGGGCTACCGGTATCGACCCCGAGGACCTCGGCGTCTCGACCACGTCGCGCACCTACCAGAACTCAGAGCAGCGCCGTCAGGACCTCTTGGATTTCACCTTCGCCCCTTACGTAGCCGCGGTCGAACAGAGGTTGTCCATGAACGATGTTCTGCCCCGCGGCTACACGGCGAAGGTCAACTTCGACGCCTTCCTCCGCGGCGACACCAAGACTCGCATGGAGACCTACGCGATCGGTGCCCCGCTTGGCGTTTACCTCAACGACGAGATGCGTGAACTCGAAGACCGTCCTGCCTTGACGGCAGCACAGAAGGCAGAACTTCAACCAGAACCGGAACCCCAACCGATGGAGCCAGTCAATGAGTGACCCACAGATCACATTCGACACCGGAGACCTGAACTTCCGAGTCAACCAGGAGAAGCGCACGATTTCGGGACTGTTGGTTCCATGGAATCGAGTTGCCAAGGATTCGCAGGGCACCGCCAAATGGCGGTTTGCTAAGGGGTCTTTGTATGCCTCCGACATTGGACGCGTGAAATTAAACCGCCATCACGATCGGACGCATGCTGTAGGACGGGCTGTTCGTATCAAGGATGAGCCGGAGGGCTTGGAGGGCACATTCCAGATTGGTCGAGGTCCCGAGGGAGATCAGACGTTGATGGACGCTGAGGACGGAATCCTCGACGGGTTCTCCATAGAGCCTTATTTCGAAGATGAAGATTCGTGGCATACCGATCCCAACGATCGTTCGGTGAGGGTTGTCACAAAGGCAAGGCTGTCGATGGTCGCATTAGTGCCAGCGCCTGCCTTCGACGACGCACGGGTGACGATGGTCACCCTCCAGGAACAAGAGGAAGGTATCAAAATGGCCGACGAAAAGAACGCCATCGAGTCCACCGAAAAGGTGGAAGAGAAGAAAGAAGAGAAGCCGGAGTTCTCGATAAAGGACGCCATCGGCCAGATGACCGAGGCTCACATCGAGTTGACCAAGGAACTCGGCGAGTCGATCGGCAAGTCTGTCGCCGGCGCATTCCAGACCACGTTCGAGAACCAGGATGCCGAGCGCGGCACGGTCAAAGCGTCCCGGTGGATGCAGGTCACCGAACCGCCGATTTACCGGTTCAGTGGAGCCGGCCATTCGCTCCTTCGTGACGTCTGGTACGCCACCAAGGAGCATGACCCCGAAGCCGAGGATCGGTACCGGAAGTTCCAGGCGCAACAGCACAACACGGCCAAGGTGGCTGCGGAGCGGATGAACTTCGCCAACCCACAGAACACGCCAATGTTCGACTCTCAGGGTCACCCGATATTCGCGGATGTGGACACCACGTCGGCTGCCGATGTGATCCCACCGGGCTACCGGCCTGACCTGTTCGTGCCGATCCTGGCGCAGGGCCGGCCCCTGGCTGACCTGGCGTCGCGAGGCACGCTGTCGGATGCGACACCGTTCGTTGTCCCACAGTTCGGGACTATCTCGGTGGCTCTGGTTGCTGACCACACGGAAGGGTCGGCACCGACCGAAGGCACGATGACTATCACGTCGGCTACTGTGTCGCCGGTCGCCGTCTCCGGGAAGCTGCCGATCACTCGGGAGATCATCGACTCCTCGAGCCCAGGTGTGGACGGAATAGTCCTCGCCGCGCTCAGGGAGGACTATGCCCGGAAAACCGAGGCAAAGGTCTACACCGAGTTGAACACGAACAACACCGCGGGCGACACATACGCCGCGGCGACGATCGTGCAGGACATTCGAAACGAGATGGACGAATACTCGTTCACCCGGTTCGCATCACCAACAGGTGGCGCAGTGTCACAGGCCGCGTCCGCTGCCATCTCGGCAGACGTCGACACGGCTGGACGCCCGTTCATCCCCGCGGTCGGAGCCCAGAACGCTTTCGGTCAGGCCAACGCCACATCCGGCGCATGGCCGATCGACGGTGTCGGGTTCGGCAAGGCGTGGGCAATGACCGGAACGTCGGGTAATGCCGAGGTCCTGATCGTCAACCGGGCTGATGTCTACGTGTGGGAGTCCCCCACCCTGACATTCCGCTTCGAGGAGAAGCAGGGGCCCGAGATCATCGAAATGGCATTGTTCGGCTATTTCGCCACCAAGGTGCTCCGCGTTCTGGGCATCCGTGCAATGGACGCCGCCTAACCAACGGACTGAAAGAGGGTGGCGGCTAACCCCGCCACCCTCTAGTCAAGGAGTAACACATGGCAACACTCACAATTCAAGACGTAGGCGACGGGCTCGCAGACGTCGTCTTCGGTACAGCGGCAGCGGGAGGCGATGCGGTGCCTTCGGGTATCGAGAACGCTAACCATCACCTCGACGGGGTGTTTCTGCTGGTCAACAACGGCGGAGCCTCACCGATCAACGTGACCGTAGCAAACCGGCCAGTGGTGGCGGTAGCCGCCGCCGACATCGGGATGATCCCCTGTAACCGCGGGGTCTACCCCGGCCAGTTGCTCGGCGTCACCTATTCGGCGGTCACTTCGGTAACCGTCGCTGCGGTCAGGATCTAGGAGGAAATCATGGCTGAAATCAGAGCTGGTGGGCACGTCATCGGCGACCACGGTTGGGTTCCTGCCGACCTCGTCCCGAAGAAGAAGTCAGGCTCGAAGAAGAGTTCCGAGACTGAAGCACTTCCTGAACCCGAGGCCCCCGAACCCGAGGCCCCCAAGCCCGCGGCCAAACCCGCAGCAAAGAAGAAGAGCTGATGGCTATCCAAGAGGGAATGACGATCCATGCGGTGGGTGTGGTCACTCCCCCACCGCCCCCCTGTGGCAACCCGGACTGCGGCTATGTCGAACTCCAGTTGGTCCACGACGAGAACTGTGAGGAGAAATAATGGCCCTCGGCTACAACGCAACCCTGCGCAACAACCAACTCGACGAGATAACTGCTCTGGCTGGTGCCAGCGCTGACCTGAAGATCTATTCAGGGACACGTCCGGCGACCGGTGGCGCAGAGACCACCATCCTCGCCGAGTTGGTCTGCAACGCCACCTTCGCCCCCGCGGCGACCGGCGGAGTGTTGACGCTCAACGCGATCACAGGGGACACCTCGGCGAACGCCACCGGCACCGCGACATGGTTCCGGCTCGAGTCGTCTGTTGCGACCCATGTGTTCGACGGGGACGTGGGAACGTCGGGTTCGGACATGAACCTCAATAGTGTTTCCATCGTCGCCGCGGGGACCGTAGATATAACGTCGTTCACCGTTACCGCCGGCAACGCTTAGCTCATCTCCCCACCCAGGGGGGGTGACTCATGGCGCAGTTTGTTAGGCCGTCAGCCGACCTCGACAACACGGGTGTCTGGACGACCACCCCGTTGTGGTCAAAGATCGACGACGCCGGTGGAATCGGTGACTCGGTGTTCGCTGTCTCCGACGGCAACCCGACCATCTCGGAACCCTTCACTGTTGACGGGTCGACGGTCACCGACCCCGCGGTGTCAACCGGGCACGTTATCAGGGCACGCTGGTCTAGACAGTCTGGCACCGTGGCTAACACTCGTGGCGTCTGCCAGCTTCGTCAAGGGTACGTGTCGGAGGCTTCGCAGGGGACGCTGATCGCCACGCTGACCGGTGCAGCCCTGGACAACACCCTCACCACACAAACGTGGACGCTGACGGTTGGCGAAACTGATGCGATCACCGACTACGCCGACCTTCAGTTTCGGATATACGCCGAGAAGATAGGTGGCGGAGCAGCCGATAACTGGCACATCGAGTACATCGAGCTGGAAGTGCCCGACGCTGGCCCTCCCGAGTTCACCGGAACGGTTGCCGTCACCCAGGAAGCTCAGACTTCGGCGGCGTCGGGGACCGTCGTCGCAGGGCCGATCTCCGGCACGGTCGCGGTCACCCAAGCCGATCAAACGTCTGCGATTTCGGGGACCGTCCCGTCATACGACCACAACACCTATTTCGCCCCTCCCCTCCTCGCAATCGGGTTCACGACCTCGGCAGTCACCGACATCGAGCCGTGGCCTTTCACCGATCCCGGATCGGTCGAGACAGAACGCCCTCTCGGTGACTCACACACTGTCGGGTTTGACTTCGACCTCTCCGACGCCCCAGGGGATAAGAAGGGATTCCGGTTCTGGATCAAGGCTGACTCGACCAACGCGTCAGGGTTCACCATCGATGCGGTTCGGTTGATCGATCAGAACGGGCCGACAACCCTGCACAGCAACGCCTCGCCGGGAATGGCGAACATCGTCCCGGCGCAAGGCATCCAGGTCTACGAAATCCCCGACTCGGCCTTTTCGGGTGACCCGGCACTCAACGATCTCACCGTCGAGTTGGATGTCTCCAACCTGGCCGGCGGTAACAACACCCTCCACGTCTTCGGGATCAGACTGTCGAAGTCCCCGTTCACTGCAGCACAGGAAGCCTCGCCTCCGTCTTCGCTGACCGGGGCCGACTTCGCCAAGTACAGCATCGACGGCCTGGACGCGTTGGGGGTGCCCGACTCAGAGGCGATAGTTGTCATCCCCGACGAGTCGGGGAAGGGTCGTCACCTTCTCAGACAGGTCGGGACCGGAGCCATCTACGACCCGACCAATAGTCAGATCACTTTCCCTTCGGGCGGGGTCACCAGGTTCATAGGTCACTGGGGTAGTCGGGTCACCGGCAACCACATCTGGCACGTGAACGTCGCGCCGGTCACCACCGGTGTCACCCAAGCGGTTTGGTCCCACGCCAACGAGTTCGACGGGGCGGCTGTCCCCGGCGACAAGAACATCCTCGGCATCGACGATGACCCCGGCACCTGGCGCTTCTTGCTTATGTCCGGCGACGGGACAGGACCGGCCCATCTTTACGGGACAACGGTTGTCACCTTCGACGCCTACCAGCGGGTCACCCACTGGATTCAGGACGCAGGCAACGAGCACCAGTGGATTGGTGACGCTGCCTCCCCCGATGTGGACGGAGCCTCCGGTTCTAACGACCTCTGGGGCTATTCGTTTGGCGATAGGGAGACAGACGACCGGGGCTTCCGCGGCGGGGTCTCAGAGTTCTGGATCATCGACGGTGCCGCGTTCACCGAGACCAACATCGACGACGCCCGAGACGAATGGGAAAACGGCCCGATCTCGGCGTGGACAGGCACCGTCGCGGTCACTCAGGACAACCAGACCTCCGCTATCGCAGGGACCTCGACTCCTCCTCCGATAACAGGAACCTCCACTCCCACCCAGGAGGATCAGACCTCGACCGTCTCGGGCACCGTCGCTGTGCCGGAGTTCACCGGGACGGTCGGGGCCACCCAGGACGACCAGACTTCGGCAGCGGACGGCACTACGGCAGTACCGGAGTTCACCGGGACCTCTGCTGTCACCCAGGCAGACCAGACTTCCGCCGCTGAAGGAACTACAACACCGCCGGCCTTCACCGGGACAGCGACACCGACCCAAGAGGACCAGGTATCCGCCGCGGAGGGGACGACAGCGCTGCCCGAGTTCACAGGGACAGTTGCGGTAACACAGGCCGACCAGACCTCGGACGCCTCAGGTGATGTCTTCTCGGCAGGGATCGTCGGCAATGTGGGCGTCACCCAGGACGACCAGACCTCCACGATCTCAGGAACCTTCACCTCTACTGCGATAACGGGAACGGTAGGGGTCACCCAGGACTCTCAGACCGCTCAGGCTGACGGTACAGCCACCCTTCCGGCGATCACTGGGACAGTGGCCGTTCTCCAGGATAACCAGACCTGCACTGCCTCCGGGACCGTCACGTCAGCGGGGTTCGTCGGGAGCGTCGCGGTCACCCAGGAGAACCAGGTCTCCGACGCTGCCGGAGTGTTCACCCCCGCGGCGATCACCGGTTCGACCGCAGGAGTCCAAGAGGACCAGACCTCGGCCATTTCCGGGACGGTCGCCAACCCGGCATTCACCGGGACCGTAGGGGTCACACAGGAAGCCCAGATCGGTGTCGCCACCGGGATCGCTACCCCCCCGGCGTTTACGGGGACGGTCAACGTCACCCAGGACGACCAGGTCGGCAACGCTCGGAGCCCGGGGCTGAGGACACGACTAGAAGGCAGCAGTGCTTCCGGCCAGGGCTCAGAAGGGTCACCGTCGGGTGTAGGACTAGAAGGGACCAAACTCTGACATGTTCTTAGTCAACACCGAGCCGACTTTCGGTGTGTCCTTCGGGGACGCATCCGTGGGGACGGTAACCGTCAGTATCACCCGCTCGAGCGGGACCGCAGTTGTCACCGACGCTGCGACCACAGAC